CGCGCTGCTTCCAGCCTCGGAGATCCGGCCACCTGTGAGAAGGCAATGCGGATGGTGGTTGACACCTGGCCGGTGGCGACGGAGTTCAACCTTTCCAACGCCGGGATCAACCGCCGCGCGTGGCTGGGGCAAGCCTGCTGCAGCATCTACGGCGGCGTGCATGAGGACGAAACGCGGGAAGCCTGGGGGCTGCTCACCATTCCCCAGCGCACCACCGCGAACGCAATCGCAACCACCGTCATCAAAGAATGGCTGCACACACACGATACGGAACACGGGCAGCAGATTTCCATGTTCGATGAATGGAGGGCTATGTTTTGAAAACATATCTCAGCATGAATGTTTACGAGGCCGCCAAGCAGCGCATTGCCTGGACGTTTGACACGTTCGAGCGCATCTACGTCTCGTTCTCTGCCGGCAAGGATAGCACCTGTATGCTCCACATGGTGATGGACGAAGCCATCAAGCGCGGGCGCAAGGTGGGCGTGCTGCTGATTGACCTTGAGGGCCAGTACAAGAAAACCATCGACCACGCGGAGAAGTGCCGCGAAATGTACAAGGATCACTCGGAATGGTACTGGTGCTGCCTGCCGATCCATCTGCGCAACGCCGTCTCGGTGTATGAGCCTTTCCGGAAGTGCTGGGACGCTGAGGCCGAAAAGAACTGGATTCGCCCCATGCCCAAGGATTGCATTTCCGATCCGGCCTATTTCCCGTTCTTTGTGGACGGCATGGAGTTCGAGGAGTTTGTGCCGCTATTCGGTGAATGGTATTCGCAGGGCAAGAGCTGCGCGTGCTGCGTGGGCATCCGATCCGACGAAAGCCTGAACCGATACCGCACGATTGCCAACCGGTACAAAACGCCGTATGAGGGCCGGATGTGGACGACAAAGGTCACGGAGCATACATACAACGTCTATCCGATCTACGACTGGAAGACGGAGGACGACTGGATTTACCAGGGCAAGAACCCCGATAAGCCCTACAATGAGCTGTATGACTACATGCACCTGGCCGGGCTTACCATCCATCAGATGCGCATCTGCCAGCCCTACGGCGACGATCAGCGGCGCGGCCTGTGGCTGTTCCACCTGATCGAGCCCGACACCTGGGCGAAGGTAGTGGCCCGCGTCAATGGCGCGAATAGCGGTGCTATGTACATCAACGAGCGCGGCAACATCAACGGCTACAACAAGGTCTCCAGGCCGGAGGGCCACACCTGGGAGAGCTTCGCGAACCTTCTGATCAACTCCATGCCCCCGAAAACGCAGGAGCACTACAAGAACAAAATCTACAAGTTCGTCAAGTGGTGGCAGGAAAGAGGCTACCCCGACGGCATCCCCGATGAGGCCGACTACCAGCTCGAACAGAAGAAGGATGTGCCCAGCTGGCGGCGCGTGTGCAAGTGCCTGCTGCGCAATGACTACTGGTGCAAGGGCCTGTCCTTTACCCAGCAGAAATCCTCCGCCTATGAGCGTTATCTCGAAATGGTGAAGCGCAAGCGTGAAGAAGACACGAGCACGCCGAGCTTCATTTGATGAAAGGGTGAAAACCATGTTGATGCAGATTGACAAGCTGGAAGACCGGCTGGCCGTGGCGACGATCCTGGTCAAGAACGGTTACAAGGTTTGGACAGAGAAGACCAAGCTGGGCGGGAAGACCATCACCCTCCTGGCGGCAGAAAGGAATGGTGTATATGAACAAAATCATCTTGATCGGCAACCTGACTAAGCCGCCGGAGCTGCGCGCCACCCCCCAGGGCGTGACGGTGTGCAACTTCGACATCGCCGTCAATGAGAAGCGCAACGGCCAGGACAACACGATGTACTTCCGCGTGAATGCCTGGCGCGGCCTGGGCGAGAGCTGCGCGAAGTTCCTGGCCAAGGGCCGCAAGGTGTTCGTCTCCGGCCCTCTGAGCTACCGCACATATCAGGCCAACGACGGCAGCACCCGCGTGCAGCTGGAGGTCACGGCGGAGGACGTTGAGTTCCTTTCCAGCCGCAACGATGACCAGGCGGCGGCACCCGCTGCGCCTGCTGCTCCGGCTCCCGCGCCTGCGGTGCCGAATAGCGGCTACACCGAGGTTGAAACCGATGAACTCCCGTTCTGATGAACGGCCCGACTGAAAGAAAGGAAAAGCAAAAATGAAGAAGCGTATTGCCCTGGTTCTCGTTCTCGTTCTGATGATGTTTGCCCTTTGCAGCTGTGACGAGTATGTGGCAACCGGCACGGAAGCCGACGTTGCCCAGACGACAAAGAACGCGCATGGTCTGGCCCAACGCCAACCCACCCCGTCCGACATCGAGTACAGCCTGGAGCGCTACAACCTGATCCGCCGAGCATACTGGGTCAATGGTATGCGAGAAAAGGCGATCACGCTGCCCTGTGAGATCGACAGGCCCCTGGGCTACATCGTCCTCTTTGCGGGCAATGCGACAGTCGGCTCCTTCGTGGTTGACGGCAAGGTCTCCAGCCTGAACAGCTTCTTGACCCCGGATTCTCTGTTTTACGAAGTTGCTGGCGATTATATCAACGGTTCCTCCGCATATGAAAACGAATGGCTTGCCGACGTTGATGGCAGCTACGGCGAGAACGACAACGGCATCTTCTTCTTCACCCCGGACGGCAAGTACGTCGAGTGGACGGGCGAATACCTGTACAGCGATATTCCCTTCGTGGTGGATGCCCCCGTTGTGCGTTACGAGGTGAGCGACAATGAGTAAGGGCGAAAAGATTGTGCTCGCCATTGCGGCGTTTATCATCGCGCTGGTGCTGCTGTACAACTTCTCCCCGCTTTTCCGCGCTGATATGAATACCCATATGCACGCGGTGCAGAAGGCGGACGACGCGACGCGCTACGAGACCCTGAAAAAGGTTGAAGACACCTGCCGGGCGATGATCGCCAGCTATGAGGCGGACAAGCTGACCTGGCAGCAGTACAAGGACAGCGACTCGGAGGAGAAGCGCGGCTGGGCCGACCAGGCCATGATCCGCGCCAACCGCACGGCGGCCACCTACAACACATACATCCTCGAAAACAGCTATGTGTGGGCCGACAACGTGCCGGATGACATCGACAGGGATCTTCCCTACCTGACGGAGGAATGACAATATGCCGAATTGGGTTGAAGGTAACATCCGCCTGCGTGGCAAGCGCGACGGTATTGCGAGTTTTCTCAAAAATGAACTGATGTTTGTCGCCACCCCGGCTGGTAACATCCTCGGAAGCGTTGAACGTGATCTTGTATTCAACGACGATGGCTATGAAATCACGCTGAGCCGTCCAGAATGTGGCGAGAAGTACATTTGGCCGTCTAATTACATCAAAGATACTCGACGCAATTTCATCGATGGCGATTCTATTTCTGTAGAACCTGACGATGACCCCGAATGCGTGCAAACGGTATGCATCGACGGTTTCAAGGCCGCATGGGGTGTTGAATCTGCTCCCTATCTGGACAAGGCTCGGAAGCACAACATCGACATCAAGATCGTTGGCTTTGAACGTGGCATGCAGTTTATGCAGACCGTCGAGATCGTGAACGGAGAAATCGTCACCGACAAGGAAACTAAGTTCGACGATTGGTATTGGGACTGCCTGATGCCAAACATGGGGGGATGAGCCATGAAGACGTTGACAGAGCTGCTGGCGGTTCCGCGCCTGACAATCATTCGAGCGGGTGAGGATGGCGGGTGGGCGACAGCCCTCCTGGCCAGCTCCCCGAAGAAGCGGCCCGCTGCGGTGGTATTCTCAAACGGCGGCGGCTGGGAGCATGTGTCGGTCAGTTTCAATCACCGCTGCCCCACCTGGGAGGAGATGTGCGAGATCAAGCACATGTTCTTCCACCCCGATGAAGTCGTCGTCCAGTACCACCCGGCGGAGAGCGAATATGTGAACACCCACCCGTACTGCCTCCACCTGTGGCGGCCCCTGGAGCAGGACATGCCCACGCCGCCCGCGTGGATGGTGGGCTTGAAGAAGGGTCAGACGCTGGCCTCTGTTAACAAGGAAGCGGAGGCCACGCTGAAAGGTGGTGCAGGTCATGCGTGAGATCCTGTTCCGGGGCAAGAAGGTTATCAACGACGAATGGGTTGAAGGCTTACTTGTGAAAGATACAGAGTTCTATGGCAAGCCTGACATCCATGCCTACATTGTCAATCATAAGCATCCAAGTGGGTGCTTTGGTGGTGACATCTATTTCGAAGTCATCCCCGAAACCGTGGGCCAGTACACCGGCCTTTCCGACAAGAACGGCAAGAAGATTTTCGAGGGGGACGTTGTTCAGATGCGCACCAGAGGCTTGTCCGGGCGCGGCGTGATCGTGTTCAAGGACGGCTCCTTCGGAATTGATGACAAGAAACGTAAGCGGTTCTACTACATGTACCATGATGCTGTATACCGCGTTGATGGCAACATCCACGACAACCCTGAGCTGCTGAAAGGTGGTGATTGAATGGGCAAAGCATCAAGGGACAAGGGCAAGCGCTTCGAGCGCGCCCTTGCCTCCCGGTTCCGGGAGTACGGCTACGATGCCCGCAGAACGGCCCAATATTGCGGCAACACGGGCGATGCGTCCGATGTGGTAGGCCTTCCTGGCATACATTGCGAGGCGAAGCACCAAGAGAAAATGAGCCTCTACACCTGGATGGCACAAGCCGTCCGCGACGCTGAGGCGGGCGGTCAGGGCAACATCCCCGCCGTATTCCATAAGAAAAACAACGCTGACATCCTCGTGACGATGCGGCTGGACGACTTCATGACCATATACCGCGAGTACGCCGCGGATTTATGGCTGAAAGAACACACAAAGGAGAATGACACAAATGAGTAACGACATCATTATCAGCATCATCTGCCTGGGCCTTGCCCTGGTATTCCTGGTGGGCACGTTCTACCTGCTGACGGTCAATCCGTCCCCTATGACGGGCTACATCGACAGCAAGACCCACCATCCGGCATATTCCCCGGCAAACGACGACACGCCCTGGGTGTATTCGCTGGGTATCACGAGCACGGACGGAAAGCGGAGCACGGTGTGGGTGGTAGATGAAAACACATACTACCGCTACTCCGTTGGCGACAAGGTGTACCGCGGGAGGAAGTAAGATGGGCGTGCTGATTGATTTGACCGGGCGAGACTTTGACCGCCTGAAAGTGCTGGCGAGGGCGGGAACGCGCCGCCAGTACGATGAGCGCGGGCGGGTGCTACGCTCCGAGCCTGAATGGCTGTGCAGCTGCAAGTGCGGCGCGGTGGTGACCGTCCTGGGCGTGAACCTCCGCGAGAAGCGCACCCGGTCGTGCGGCTGCCTGTCAAGGGACATTCACCGCGAAATCGCAAGAGACTTGTGCAGAAGGAGGTGGGAAAGCAATGAACCGACAGCAACGCCGGAAGGAAGCTCGGAGGATCGTGTACATCAATGAGCAGATCATCAACCACCGGCGGACGCATCCGATGGGAGAGGTCACATTCCAGAAGGGCTACGCAGAGGGCTGGGATGCCGCATGCAACTTCGCTATGAGAACCTGCTACGCCGGCGCGGTGATGGCCCTGCACGACCTGGAAGGCTACGGCAAGAAGCGCAACACGCGCTTCCTGCGCCGGATGGACGGCTACATCATCAACACCCTGGACAAGGATGAAGTCATTGAGGAAGCATTGCAAAAGGCGGGCGTGTGGATCAACTTCCGCGCACCGTTCGATGATGAGAGAGTACAGGAGGCTCAGAAGGAATGAACACTATGGAAGCCTTCGCGATGGGCGAAGCACACCGTGGCTGTGAGCTGATGGTGTTTGACTGGAATGAGGCGGCGAGGCGTATCAAGGCCAGCGGGTGCAGCGATGCGTATGCGGGTCTGCGTGGCGATTGGGAGTACACCGGCGGCACGATTTTCCTGGATGGCAAGCCGTACTTCAAAGGCTATACATACCTTGCGTCTACCTGGGCTGTGCCTGAGCTGGAAATAGACGGAAAGATTGAGCCCTGCTACAAGATGCAGAGCGAAACGCCCGGCTGGGGCAGTGACACGAAGTGGCCGCAAACTGCTTTGATGATTCTGAACATGGAGGGCTGACCATGATCGAATGGTTTGACTGGGCCGACACATGGCCCAAGGTGAAACAGGCCGCCCGCACGACCATCAGCAAGGATGGCGCGGGCGCGTACCCCTCCGACAGCTGGAAGAAGACCATCCTGCTGGCGGAGCACTCCCCCATCCGCAAGCTCCGCTTCTCCTGGAAGTGGAAGGATCTGAAAAGCTGGGTGTCGGTGCATTTCGTGCGGCACCACGGCGGCATTGAGCACTGGGTCACGACGCAGCGGTCTGACCGCACCGGCGTGGATCGCGATTTGAGCCCCCAGAACGCCCCTGTGAGCCACGAGTGCGAGGCCAATGCACAAGCGCTCATCTTCATCTCCCGACGCCGTCTGTGCGGCCAAGCAAGCCCGGAAACGCGGGGCGCGTGGCAGGAGGTCAAGGCGTTGGTTAAGGAGGTTGACCCGGTGCTGGCCTCGGTGATGGTGCCTGAGTGCATCTACCGGGGATTCTGCCCGGAGTTTGAGGACAAGTGCTGCGGCTATGTGAACACCCCGGCGTACCGCAAGGCGCTGGAGGCGTACAGGAGCAAGGAGGTCGGCAAAGAATGAGTCCGAAAAATCAACTCATATGCTGGGAGTGCATCCTCATCGGTCAGTTAGTTGGCTTGTTTGTTTGCTGGATCGGCGGTACTTCTGCCCTCGCGTGTGCTGTCACCGCTTTGGTATCAACGCTTTGCACTGCGCACTTTGTGAAGGAGGATGACAAATGAAGCATGTGATCCTGAAAAGACCGCTCCGTGGCATATGCGACCAGGCAGCCTTCGAGGACGCTCTCAATGATTTCACCGCGCATGGCTACAAGATTCTGAATTGCGGCATCACGGATGGCGGGCGGCTCATCTGGGCGATTTTGCAGGAGGAGGATAAAGACCATGAATGACCACCTTTTCATCCCGGCGCGCAGTATTTCCATGCTGATTTCCATCAAGCATCAACTGCTGGCCGATCATGACCTGTGCGAAAAGGTGACCGGCTGCGGGAGGGGTGTCATGGCATCAGCGATTGACAACCTGATCGCCAAGGCATGCGCAATCGAGAGCCGGTACCATGACTACCACACCCAATACAAGCTGGAGAAGGAAGAAAACGACGCATACCGTGACATGCTGGGCGACTTCACCCCGGACATGCTCACCGACGACGAGAAGGCCGAGCTCCACGCCCTTGTGGAGAAGTGGCGGCGGAAGGACGAGGAGGTCTACGGTGCAGAATGACCTGATTAGCCGGAGCAGGCTGCACAAGGCCCTGCAACGCGAGGAGAGCATCATCGTGAAGGGCCTGCCCTACGTCCGCACCGATGCGGTGTTGGCGAAGGTGAGCATGGCTCCGAGTGTGGATGCAATACATATTGATGTGGTTGCAAAAATGCTCGAAAACCTTATGGGGGATAGTGTTCCTTGTAATTACAACAACATAGATGAAATGCTTTCTCTTGATTGCGGCAGAGATGGTTGCCCCGATGATGGAGATCATTGCTGTTGGAAGAGGTATATCAAGGCATGGCTGGAGTTGGAAAACAAGAGGGGTGGTTGTGATGTCTGACAAGCGGCTGATTGACGCGAATGCGCTGAAAAAAGCGTTTTCCACAGACATGAGAATTGTGCTTTTCGATGGGACGAGGATGGGCGCTGGCGGTTTTCTTATTCAGCGGTATCAGGTGGTTGGTTTGATAGACGAAGCCCCCACCATCGACGCTGTGCCGGTGGTGCATGGGCGGTGGGTGATGATGGCTGGATTCCCTGCGTGTAGCAAGTGCGGGTGTAGCCCGGCAGACTGGGAAGCAAAGCCTGACAACCCGGAAGGATATCCGCCGTATTGCCATTCGTGCGGCGCGAAGATGGACGGAGGTGCGGAAGATGCCAACTCGTAAACGTGGATTCTATTTCAATACATACAGGGAAAACGGCTCATTCAAGGTTGGCTTGGTTATGGGCTATGATGCAGATTTCCGGGAGGCTACCGTGTGGCTGTCCTTCTTCTGCTGGAAGGTCATTGCTGGGTATTACTTCGGAGAAAAGGATGGGGATACCGTATGATCTACCAGAAATGCAAGCACTGCGGCATGGACTGGCACGGAATCAAGCTGACGCATTGCCCTTATTGCGGCAAGAAGATGGAGGCGCGGAATGATGGCAAGGACGTGTGATGTGGCGTTCTTTGAGTGTCCGATCTGCGGGAAGAAGCCATATGTAAATACATACGATGTGACCGTCGCATGGGCATTCTGCAAAGGCTACGGATTCCACAGGCACAAGAAGGTGGAAGTGATTGTCCCGTATGAACAGCCCAGCAAGTTGCTTAAAAGGCTTGCTCAAGAATGGAATCAGCTTATGTATACGGAAGCTCGGCTCTTGTATTACACCAATGGACATCTGTTCAACGAGGTTGCGAAGGACATAAATGTCCCTACCAAGAATGGAGGTGCCGAATAATGGCTAAGTACCATGTTTCTGCTGGCGTGTTCGGAATCTACGCCGGAACGCTGATGCCGAAAAAGGACGGCAAGCCCCAAATGTGGCGAAACAAGTCCGATGTGACGGATGAAGCAATCTGTTCTGTGCGTGATTACATGCTCAGCGAGTGCCTGAACGAGAAGGAAGGCAAGCTGCAGGGCGGCTATGAGTGGAAGCGCAAGGATGGCAAAAAGGTCGTGCTGCTGGTGAAGGTCGTGGACGGAGGTACAGACGATGCCTGACCGCAAGCTCGCTGCCATGCACAAGGAGTACGGCAAGGCGCACGGTTACAAGTGCGGCGACTGCCCCTGGCTGTACAGGGTGCAGTCCATCACCGGAAAGTTCTACGAGTGCAAGGCATACGGCCCCACCGGCCCGGCGGCCTCCTGGGCGCGTTCCTGGGCCGCCTGCGGCCTTTACAGGTGCGGGGTGTATATTGGACACGTTCCGCTGCAGGAGCGCCTGAGACGCGCAAAACAGCCCGATAACGAGCCCATCGAAGGGCAGATCAGTATGTTCGAGGGGTGGTGAAAGAATGAAGAAGCCCAAGAAGAAAGTACGGCAGAAGTTGAAGCCCTGCCCGGCCTGCGGTGACAAACACCTCTACACGGTGTACTCATATCAACGCCGGCGCAATAAGCACATCGAGTGCCGTTATTGCCATTTCAGCGGAAAGCCCGCCTTCACCAAGTGGGGCGCGATCCGCAAGTGGAACCGCGCGAAGAATTGGAGGGTGGTCAAATGAGCAATATCTACCGTGTAACCCATCTGATGCAGCACGGCAGAAAATACCGCACCCGGCGGAAGAACATGAACCGCATTATCAACAAGTGGGTGCGAAATAGGGGGAATTGGGATGAGCTACACGCCTGACCTGAAGCCCTGCCCCTTCTGCGGGGGGAAAGCCAACCTTGACAGCTATCCCGGCTCTGTGTTTACAGGCAGCGGCACATACCATTGTGTGAGGTGTTCCGTCTGCTATATTCGGACTTGCGATTTCAGCTCTGCGAAAATGGCTGTTGAAACGTGGAATAGGAGGGCGAACGATGCCGATAGGAAAGACTGTTGAAATGTGGGTCATCTGCGACTGTTGCGAAAAAATCATCTCGTATGAACCTGACATCAATGGCAGCGTTAAGAGATTGACTGCCGAAGTGAGGGAGATGGGGTGGACTGTTAAGTCAACAGGCGAGGTAATTTGTCCGGAGTGCAAGGGCAAAAGGAGGGCGAACAATGAAAATCCTGACTAAAAATGAGCAAGAGAAAATGACCCGTTGTCTGGCTGACATGGCAGAAGCATTCGTGAAGGTGTGCGCTTTCGTTCCCACCAACGAATTTCCTCCGCTGTGCGAAACCATCATGGAGGGCCTTGCAGATGTTGCTAATGGCATTGGCGGCATCAAGGCAATGGAGGTTGTGTCGAAGCGGATTCGCGCGAATTGCACTATGATTGACCACACGAGGAGGTACCCTGGTGAAAAGTCCTGACAATGCGGCCGACATTAAAGTCGGTCACAAAACGCCTGACGAGATCAAGAAGGGGCTGGAGTGCTGCAACAGAACCTTTGATGCCTGCCATAAATGCCCCTACGACACAGTGGACGAAGGCTGGGGATGCACCGTGGCGAAAAATGCCGATGCCCTCGCCCTCATCAAGCAGCTTGAAGCGGAGAACGCTGAAAAAGATGAGAAAATCCGGGTGCTGGAAAGCAGGAATAATGCCATGTACCACACCATCCTTGGTGTGATGCACTTCGTTGATAAGTGGCTTGATGTTCCTGCTTATGACCCGGACGAGGATTTGAATGGAACTACTGCAATAGGCAGGGCATCGCAAGCCAGAGAGATAACCTTGCAAGCGATTGAGCAGCTTGAAGCGGAACGGGATGCGGCGGTGGCTGACCTGAAATCCTATCGCTGTTGTCATGGGTGCAAGCACTTAGGCGTTGGCTTCAATGAACCGTGTCTGCACTGCGATTTTGAGAATAACTGCTTTGAATGGCGCGGCGTACAGAAGGAGGAAACGAAATGAAGCTGATATACCTGATCCTTGCCGCTTTGGTTGGCGGCGTTACGGTCTACCTGGTATTGACTGTTCGCAAGAATTGGCGGTACCTGCCCAAGAATGCGAAGGTACTGGATGTGGCCGTGATCCTGCTGGACGTGGCCGTCTGCGCGCTGAACCTGGCGCGGGCGCTGTGCTGATGAAGGAGGAAACGACATGAAGGTGATCCTGGGCCTCATCGTCTACGTTGCGCTGGTCTGGTTCATCGTCCGGTTTATTGCATTCTGCAGCAAGTAAGGAGAAAAACATGCAACACCACAACAACCACGTCGTGCTGGTGGGCCGCCTGGATGGTGAGCCGGATATGATCACCAACACCCACGGCGAAACCTTTTTCGACGGCATTCTCAAGGTGCAGCGTCAATCCGGCACCAGCGACCTTCTGCCCATCTTCGTCCCCACGGCGATGGTGGGGGAAGGCGCGCCCCTGACAGGCCGCCACCTCCGCCTGGAGGGCGTGATGCGGTCATACAACAAGCTCCTGGGCGGCAAGCACTGCCTATTCACCTCCCTGCTGGTTCGGAGCATCACCGACGCAGACCAGGCAGAGGACGACAACCTGGTGACGCTGGAGGGTGTCATCTGCAAAGCACCCAGCTTCCGGGAAACACCCTTCGGCCGGGAAATCTGCGACTTCATTCTTGCCATCAACCACGGCCGCCGGAGTTCATACATCCCCTGCATTGCCTGGGGACAATCGGCACGGAACGTCAGCGTGCTGGAGGTCGGCACCACGGTGGAGCTGGAAGGCCGGTATCAGAGCCGCGAGTATCAGAAGGTGCTGAACAGCGGCGAGATGGTGACCCGCACCACCCGCGAGGTATCGTGCCGGTGGGTACGTGCAAAGGAGGCGGAGGCATGAAGGACTGGATCAGCGTCAAGGACAGCAAGCCCCCGAAGAAGGTCACGGTGCTGGCCGTTGTGGGCGTGGGCAAGCAGAGGCACATTGAAATGGCTTCATACGGTGCGAACCGCAACGGTGCCTGGTGGAGCGTCACCTACAACAACCTGATCCCCGCGCGGGATGTGTCCCACTGGCAGCCCATTCCGGAGCTGCCGCCGGAGGGTAGCGTATGATGGCATACGTTTGCTGGGCGGCCTGTGTCATCGCAGAATTGGTCTGTTTAACGAAATTGGCAATACATTTCGATAAATGGTGGATTGTGCTGTTTGCTTTGTTTCTTACCTTTTCAGTGAAGGGCAGTAAAACAGACAAACCGCCGGAGGGGAGTTGACCCATGGCACTCAAAAGACAAGACCTCAAGGGCAACGGGCTCAACTACTACACCAGCGCGAAATGCCCTGTGTGCGAGAAGAAGTTCGAGCACACCAACGAATGGGCCTACTGGCGCGGGTATGTGCATAACAAGATATATCTCTGCTCCTGGGGCTGTACACGGGCATACGATGCAAGGCAGGCCGAGAAGCGCGGATACAGCAGAACGACCAAATGCAACAGAGAAGCGAGGACATAACCTATGGACAAGCAGCAGATGAACATCCTGAACGACATCCGGCTCCTGATTGAGGAGTGCAACGCCCTGAAGGCTGACAAGGCCGCTCTGATCGACGCGCTGCGGCATAGCGTGACGGCCTGCGACCACTGCGACAACAGTTTCACCAAGCCCTGCGACGTGACCCCAGGACATGAAATGGACTGCACCACCTGCACCGATGCCTGCATCTGCCGAGACTGCAAGGCGGGCAGTTGCTTCAAGTGGGTGGGGCGCGTTGAGCTGGGCAAGCATGCCGCCCATATAAACAACACGAAAGAGAGGAGAAAGCAATGACGAACAGTAACCCATCACAATGCACCCGCATTCTCGCCTATATGGAGAAGCACGGCAGCATCACGCAGCTGGAGGCTCTGACGGAGCTGGGCGTGATGCGCCTGGCCTCCCGCATTACCAACCTTCGCAAGAGCGGCTATGAGATCGACTGCGAATGGGTGACGGTGACCAACCGCTACGGCGAGAAGTGCCGCGTGAAAAAGTACAGTTGAGGTGGTGATACCAATGGCGAAGAAACCCGGTGTGATGATTTACTTCGAGACGGGGCAGTCCATCAAGGGGCTTGACTACGAGACCAAGGGCCGCCTGTTCGAGGCCATCATGGAATATGGGGAGCATGGCACCGTGCCGCCTATGGACGGCATACTGGCCGCCGTGTGGCCCTTTGTGGCCAACAGCATCGACCGGGATGCTGCCAGGTATGAGGAGCTGGTGGAGAAACGGCGCAAGGCAGGCCAGGCAAGCGCGGCCAAGAAGCAAGCACTTGCCGACAATGGCCAACACATGCCAACACATGTTGACACATGCCAACACATGCCAACACAAGGCAACACAGGGCAACAAAATCAACCAACTCCAACTCCAACCTCAACAACAACTCCAACATCAACTCCAACGGCAACTCCAGCGAGAGCGTCAACATCAGGGGATAACACCCCCCGCGCCTACGGCCTTTACTGGAATGTTATGCTGACGGATGATGAGTATTTGGAGCTGCAGGCCGAAATCCCGAACCTGCAGAACAAGGTCAACAAGCTCTCCGAGTACATGAAGCGCACCGGCAAGCACTACGACTCCCACGCGGCTACCATCCGCAAATGGGCAAGGGAGGATGCACAAAAGCAGACCACCCAGGCCCGCAGGAACAGCGGCAACGCATTCTTGGACGCATTGAAAGGAGGTGACCTTGATTGAACAAGAAGGAAGCGGCGACGATCCTGGCGATCCTCAAGGCCGCATACCCTAATTCCTACCGGAACATGACGCAGGAGGAAGCGATGGGCACCATTTCCGTCTGGGCGGTGCAGTTTGCCGACATGCCCGCGGACATCGTGCTCATGGCAGTACATAAGGCGATCAGCTCCAGCCCCTTCCCGCCCGCGATCAGCGAGGTCAAGGCCAAGCTCAGCGCGATGCACTGGGAAGCAAGCGGCCTGTTGAACGCTTTCCTGAAACCGGGCAAGCAGGAAAAAGAGGCTGCGGAGAGAATATGCAAAGCGACACAGAAATACGGCTATTCCAACAGCCTGGAGCCGTCTTTGGAGAGCATGCTGCATAGTGCAGACTACATGCTCCTGGGCTCCGGCCCGACCTGAAAGGGGGAAGAAGTATGACTTTGAACGACTACCAGGTGGCAGCTGCCCGGACGATG